CAGAAAGACGTATCGTCGCGCTGTTCCACCAGTGCCACACCAATGCCGTCGGAACCAGCAGCACCAGCAGCACCGTCACGACCATCGCTACCATCGCGGCCATCCCGACCATCAGCACCATCGCGGCCATTGCTTCCAGCAGGGCCAACCAGTGAAGCGCGGTTAATTTCAAACCAGACGTTGACGGCAAGCTGTATCTCCTCATCCGTGGGTGGGCGACCTTCTGGGCCTTGCTGCCCGTCTTGTCCGTCAATTCCGTCGGCTGGCTGGGTGATGTTATCTTGCAGCCAAGCGACAGCAGCAGACTTGATTTGTTCGTCAGTAATAGGAGGTGCATCTTCGCCCCGTTCACCTTGTGGGCCAGCCTCACCTTGTGGCCCCGCTATCATCGTGCGCGACATAGCATCGTTGGTGCGCTGATTTAACGCAGCAACGGCCTCCACTAGCGAGGCAATGATTTCCTCGCTGATAGCCATTCTTAAAGCCCCAAACGGCTGCGGATGTTGTCAAGCAAGCTATTATCAGGCGTCACATCATCAGATACATCGGAAACGTCAGGCGATTGGTCATCAAAGCTTGGGCCAGCGTCCGCCAACTGCGCTTCATATTCTTCAAACTCCATGTCAGGCGAAACAAGTTCACCGCGCTGGAAGTTCTCGAACAGGACGGAAAGCGGCATTGCATCGCCTTGGTATGCGCCAAGCAATGCAGTGACCATTTGTGGAGCCATACGCGCAGCGCCAAAGTCGGTGTTCAGACTAAATTCTACTTCCTGTGGTGCGCCGACCCATTCAGCCATCCAGTTAAGGGCGCGGGTAATAGCGTCCGATGCAGAACGGCTGATTGACGCAAGCACTGACCGTTCGCCAGCGGTCTTCAATTCGACCGTGCCAAAGGCTTCAGCGGTGCGCTTATCGTCGGCAAGCATACGTGCGCCCAATACAGCCATACGCTGTTCTTTGTCCTTTAAGGCTTCGCGCAATGTCTTTAGGCCATCACCCTTAAATTCGAGATAGCCAGCGTTTGCGGCTGGGTCAGGGAATATCCATGCGCTCATTGAGCCGACAGCAAGTGTTGCGCCTTCTGGTAACTGCACACCCGCAACGTATGGGGTGGGCAAGCCAGTGAAGTGCAAGCCATGCTCATAATCGGCGCTGTTGCGATAGTGACCAAGGTTGGTGTCTACCAAGTCAAGCAATGGCGGTTTCTGCACTGTGGCAGTCGCGCTGTTCGCCCCAAGGATGACGAACGGGATGTAACGCAACGTGCTGCCATTTCGTGTTGGCAGGACTTCGCTTTTCAGTTCGTTGTCTTCGGTCATCACGCGAACGCGATAGCCTTGCTCCGTCAGGTCAAGGACGCGATACTGCGTTACCTGATTGGTGGTAAATTCGTTTTCCTGCACATCGACAGTTTCTTTCAGCACCACAAGCGTCAGAACCTGTGCGCCGTTGATGTAGCTGACGCGCCAGTTGATGATGCTTTCCGCTGTGTAATAACGCAAGAATGGGCGGATGTTTAACGCTTCGGCAGCGGCAATCGTGATGTTGGTCGGCGCATTCGCAGGATAATCGACCATGATGCCGACGCGACCCACAGCAATCTGTTGCTCCACGACCTGTTCGCTAAATTCGCGCAGATTGTCGCCAGCAAGCGTGATGTCTTCTACATAAGGCTCAATGGCGGTGGGCAGCTTGTAAGTTGGGTCTTTGGCAAATATCATGCCTGTGAAGGCATCCAGCGTCCGTGCGCTTGCGTTAAAGAAGCCAGCCCGTTCCTGATACGTCACATATTCAACATCCGTCTGGCCTGTCAGCCGTGGCAGATAGTTGTTCGTATCGAACGACGGGTTGTAAAGGCTTCCAGTGTATCGCGTATTGCTGACATAGTTCTGGATTAGAGCGTCACGCCCAGCGATGACATCGCGGCAACGCTTCCACTTAAAGCGGTTGGCGTCATATTCGGTGTTGGTGTTGGAGACAGACATTTACACCCCAGAAATTTGAGCAAAGGATACCGTTCCTCTACCGATAGCATATTTATATGCAATAAAATAGCCGATAGCATCATTCAGGTGGTCAAAGCCGCTTGATTTATCTGGCTCACCATTTTTGGCGTATGCTTGGCGCTCCAGACCTTCAATGACATTAGGGCATTTGTCAGGGTTGACCAGCAGACGACGCTTGCCTTGGCTGTAAATCATCTGGTTCACTGCCATCAGCCTATCCTTGACCGCAGGGTTTTTGCTATTTGCCAACACCGTGAAGCCAGCCGACCGAAGCAGCGTTAAATCGGATAGACTTGCGTTGACGCTCTTGGTGGCCCCACCCGATGCGTCTGGGTAAACCGTTATCTGGTGACCAGCAAAGCGTTCTTGCAATATGCGTATCAGCGTCGGCGTATCGCGCACACCTGATAATTCATCCAGTGCCAGCGGGTCGTTATTGCGTATCACGCACACGACTGCGCTCATATTGTTGACGTTAAAGTCAACGCCGATGTGAAGCGGTTCGCGCTGTTCGATGGTCGCAAACGTAATGTTAAGTTTGCGGTCAAACTCTGGGTATATGCTGCCAGCCGTCAGGTTGACAAATTCCCCATCCAGATACGCAGCCAATAGGTTGGCCGTATAACTGTTCTGTAGGTTCTTGATGTAATCTTCGGGCAGATTGGCTGCGTTGTCGGATGTCTTGGCTTTGTAAAGCGCATAACCTTCAGCCGAATTTTTGACCCAGCGGTCATATACAAAGCGGAAGCCTTCAGGTGTTGTGCCGACGCTCACTGTGTTCTTGACAGGCTTGCCAGATACCGTGAATGCCTTTTGGCGATTACGGGCGATAATCTTGTTCCATACCGCACGGGCCTTGTCGGTAGGCAGTGTATCAAGTTCGTCCACATGGCTGTGCGCCACTTCGTAACCGACGATGCGGTCAGGCTGTTCCATATTGCGAAAAATGATGCGGCCCAATTCCGTTTCCAGCACAGCCTTTTGCTGGTTCAGCTTGAACGGGATGCCGTTGCGCTCAAACAAGGCAGGGAAGCGTTGAAAGGCGATGTCTTCAATCAGCGGATAAGTGGGAAGGTAATATGCGACATCCTGATAAGGGCAGTATCGCTTCAGGCGCATTAGCCTTGCGATACCCGCAGCAGTCTTCCCAGAACCAAAGCCACCGACAAACGCAGGGAATGGGTCTGTGCTGTATATGAAATCCTTTTGGCTGGGCGTGAAGGTCAAAGCCAGTCTTCATCCGTAATGGGCTTGAAGTGCATATTCACAGCCAGCTTGGTCGGTTCGTTATAGCCGTGCATGATGTTTAGTTCTTTGACCGCAGCCGTCATGCCTGTCGATGCCTTGGCTTCCAGTGCAATCCTATAGGCGGTCATTAAGCCCTTCACAGACATTTCGCGTGTCCATAATTGCTTTTCAGCAACCTGTGCCTTCAATTCCGCAACCCTTGCCGCAACCTTTCCGTCGCTCATAAGCACAGATGCCTTGGAATAGATGGTGTTATCCTTCATCCCTTCAGCGTCATACGCCATGCGATAAGCGTCTGCTTGGCCTAAACCATCAGCTATGCCTTGGCAGAATGCTTCTTGCTTTGCGGTCAGTTTAGCGTCCGTCATGAAACATACTTTGCAAAAGATTTTAAAGGATAGAAAACGAGGCTATTCCTGTAGCCACCTTCCGCAAGCGGGATGATAGGTGTTACACCATGCAAGCTTTTCCAGGCTGGATATACCAGCATAGAATTATCGCAGCTATCTACTGTAACGCCATATTCTGGGATGGTGGTGTTGCCGCCAGTTGATGACTTTCGCTTTGCGATTATGACATTGACGCAGCCACGAAGGTTCGCATTGTCTGTGTGATAATTTGCAGCAATATTGAAATTAGAAATGCTGCTGGTGAATAATTCCCCAAAACGATATTCAGGCGGCGCGTTTTGCTGAATAGCCAGCTTTTGGAATTCATACTGCTCTGGCATGATTTCCTTAATAATGTTTTCACTTTCACGGCATAGCAAAAGCATCGCCTTGATAAAATTTGCGGCGCTGCCAACAGAGTGAACACTGGAAACAGTTGGATAGTTCCGGCGCATATGGGGCTTGGGTGGCACTCCGCCAAGAATTACAGAATATTGCCTGACGTCGAATGTCGCGTCATGCAAGCCACTGCTCCTACGCATTTCGGATTTCGGAACCCTTGGGCTTCGCAACTCCCTATCAGCAAGTTCAGCGTAGCTACTGGCCTTTTCTGAATAGGTTGATAAGTTCTTTATATAAAATCCAACAGGGATGCCATCCTCGTAAAATATGGCATCTTCTGTGAGGTTCGGCTCAATAGTTCCGCAAGTGCCGCCAACTTTTTCAGGATACGGCCGACTTTGTAATTCAATATATTTCATTCACACCACCATTATTTTTATGTCACAACGCACATAATTTGCCAAAGTTGGCAACGCCTTCTTCCAGCGTTGAATTAGCCCAGATTTCTTTCGGCCCACGAAACGCTTTGAAAAAGTTTACCCTATTTACCAGATTGGTGGCATATGTTTTTTCATTCCAGCCCCCTGCGCCCCGCTTTATGACACGTTGATAAATCGTTTCGCGTGGCACTTTAAGCAAAACGCATTTCAAGCTGAAACCCATATCAGCTAAAATGTTTATATCCTTTTGCTTGCTGTAATATTCGCCAGCGATAATCAGCTTGCCTTCATATGCGTTCAGGCTGTTCCATACGATAGATTTTGTATCGTTTGACAGGCTATCTGCGCCTAATTGGTTTCGCCCCAAAATATCAAATTCTTTGCACCTGCATATATAGCCATCCTGACTGACAAAAGACGCATTTCGTAACAAGGTGCTTTTACCCGAACCCATAGCACCAGTTAAAAAAATTGCTTGCTTCACAGCTTTTCTTTCTCTGCCTTCAGCTTTTCAATCAACATCATTCCGACATTACCGCCACGGCTGCGCCAAAACTGCACAAGGGCCTGTGCTTCCGCATAATATTCAGCTTCAAATTCAATCTGGATTGCTTTTTTAACATCACGGGCCATTTCATCTAGCTGCCCATCAAGGTCATCTTCATCTAATAAGCTATAATCCAAACCATTAATCAACTTCTCTAAATCGATTTCAGAAAAGCCTAAAATATCCAAATCGAAGCTATCACTCAAACCCTCAATCTCTGCCTTCAGCATGTCCATGTCCCACCCTGCGTTCAGGGAAAGCTGGTTATCGGCTATCACCAATGCGCGTTGCTGTGGCTTGCTAAGGTGGTCAAGGATAATGGCTGGCACTTCTTCCATGCCAAGCTTCCGTGCGGCCAATAAGCGCCCATGCCCTGCAATGATGGTGTTATCGCCATCAATTAGAATGGGGTTTGTCCATCCAAATTCTTTTATGCTTGCCGCTATCTGCGCGACTTGGGCATCGGAATGTGTGCGGCTGTTTGCAGCATATGGGATTAAGTCAGCGACAAGGCGCTGTTCAATTTTGGGGTTGCTCATTGCCCCTTGTTATACATCCGTTTTCATTTTGGCAACTGTCGCATAATTACCCGACAAATTCTTTCCATTGCCAGTTCGCCCATTGCCGCATTGTCTCATTAGACCATTGATGCTTGCGCCATTTGGCAAGCAGTGCATCCTTATCCTTAACCGCGCTTTGCCTATAGCGTATCAGGTCGCTCATATAGTCCGTTGCAGTCATCATCGTCTTCGTCTTCAAAGGGGTCGTATCCCTTTAGCATGGCATCGACAGCTACGGAAATAGGCCCTGTGATGTTGACCTTGCCAGCTTCCATTTTGCGGATTGTGGTTGCCCCTGTCGTTGGTGAAAGGCGAAGTGCGTCTGCCATGTCGGTTAGG